CGCGTCTACCGAGGCGTGGGCGCCGAGTCGATTCTGTGGAAGAACGGCTCTCGAATTTCGGTGCAGTCCAGTGGCGACGAATCTGGCCACGGAAAGACCGTTGACCTAGGCGTCATTGACGAAGCGTTTGCCGACACGGATGACATGCGAGAGCAGTCGATTCTTCCTGGCATGTTGACCAAGCCCAATGCGCAGTTGCTCATCATTTCAACGATGGGCACAGAGTCATCGGTTTACTGGAATCGTAAAGTCGAACTTGGACGAAATTCTGTGTCGTCTGACTCGCGCTCAGGCATTGCGTATTTCGAATGGTCGTCTCACAAAGACGATGACCCGGATGATCCTGAAACATGGGCGGCTTGCATGCCGGCCTTGGGGCGAACGATCAACCATGCAGCTGTGCTGCATGCTCGGTCGACCATGAGCGACGGTGAGTTTCGACGAGCCATGCTCAACCAACCAACGATTGCCGACGACCGGCTCATTGGTGTCCAGGTGTGGAACGACGCGTCAAGTTCGGCGCATGTTCCCGAAGCACCGTTTGTGTTCGCTGTAGAGATCAACCCGGAGCGCACTTGGGCATCGGTTGTCGTTGCCGGCTCCAATGGCGTCATTGAGCTCATTGAGCATCGTGCCGGGACGTCGTGGTTAGTCGAATGCCTGCAAGGGCTTCGCAAACACGGCGAAATGAAGTTGGTCATCGACGACTACGGACCAGCCGCAGCGTATGTCTCGGACATTGTTGCGGCCGGCATCAAGGTGATTTCCTACAAACACCGAGACGTCGCCATGGCTTCAACGAAGTTCTACGACGACCTGTATTCAGGCAAGGTCAAAGTGCGCTCGCACCCAGACCTCGACGAAGCCGCAGCTGCTGTTCACAAAAAGCCAACTGGTGACTCATGGGTCTTTGCCCGAGCCTCAGCCGCTGATGTGTCGCCGCTGATCGCTTCGGTCTTTGCTTATGACCAAGCAGCCAAGCCTCAATCTGAGGACGTCTGGCTGCATTTCTAAGGGGTGCCATGACCCGCAGCAACATCGCTTTTGCTCTTCAATCGGTTGGCTTGTCGGCATTGTCCGTCGGAGTCGGCCTCTACAACGTGGCCGCTGGCGTAATTGTCGCCGGTCTTTCTGCCGTGCTGTTTGGCGTGGCCATCGAACGAGGTGAATGACTTTGGGACTCGCAACGCTTTTGCCGTCATCGACTGAGACCCGAGCCGCAGGCGCATTGTCGTGGAACGACTATCAGCGTCTTTACGAAAGCTTTGGGTTTAACGGCATTCAATACGTCGTTCCTCAGTCAAGTGTTGCGAAACTCACCGCTCTTGAAGGCCAACGCAATCCAATTGTTGCTGCCTGTGTGCGCATTCGCATGGCTGTGTTTGCCGAAGCCACGTTCCAGTTTCAGACTTATGCACCGGCCGGGAAACTCTTTGGCAAGCCGGCACTTCGATTGCTTGAGCACCCATGGCCGGGTGGCACAACTCAAACGTTGCTTGCCACCATGGAATCCGACGTCTCGTTTTACGGAAATTCCTACTGGCTCTACCGTGACGAGCAGCTGCACCGCCTTGACCCGGTGCACGTCAAGATCATCACGGCCGACCTCGAGGACACCGTCACCGGTGCCATGATCGGCAAGACCTTGGTGGCGTATGCCTACGTTGACCAAAAGGGCAAGCAGGTTGCCACTTTCCTGCCCGAAGAAATTGTCCACTACAAGCCAATCGTTGACCCGGAAGAACCGTACCGAGGTCTCTCCTGGCTGTCAGCGATTCTTCCGGACATTTCGGCCGACCAAGACATGACGACCTATAAAACGTCGTTCTTGCGCAACTCGGCCACACCGAACTTGGTGGTGACGTTCAAAGACGGCACCAGCCCTGAGTCCATTGAAAAGTTCCGTGATCGCATGGAGTCGTTTCACACGGCACCAGATCAAGCCTTCAAGACCCTCTACGTTGGCTCAGGAGCGGACGTAAAAGCCATTGGCGCCAACTTTGCCGACATGGAGTTTGCGGCCGTACAAAGCCAAGGTGAGACCCGCATTGCCGCAGCTGCTGGCGTACCTGCCGGCCTTGTCGGAATTGCCGAAGGGTTGAAAGGCTCGACCCTCAACGAAGGCAACTTTGCTGCAACTCGACGTGCGTTTGCCGACGTGACCATTCGTCCATTGTGGCGTTCGGTGTGTGGTGCGCTCGAGAACGTTGTCAAAGTGCCAAAGAACACTCGTCTTTGGTACGACTCAAGGGACATTCCGTTCCTGCAAGCGGACGAAAACGATGCCGCTGCCATTCGCCAGTTGGATGCCACAACAATGACCGCTTTGGTCTCGGCTGGCTACGACCCAGATTCAGTTCGTGACTCCATCATGAGCGGCTCATGGGCTGGCCTTACCCACACCGGCTTCTTGTCGGTGCAACTGCAACCAATTGCCGACACACCGGGAACGGCACCAGAAGCACAGCCGACGTTGCCGGCTACGGCACCGCCTGAACTGAACCCAGGAGACTAACTGTGGACCCCAACGCGTTAATTCAAGCCGTTGACGCCTCTATCGACGAGGCGCTCGTGCTTGTCCAAGACATCGACATGACCACGCTTGACCCAATTGTGGCTCAAGCACTGGCTTTGGTGCAGGCCGCTGGCGTCACCATTGACGAATACATGGAAGCGTGCGGCATTTACGACGCTGACGAACCAGCCGTGATGGCTCAAGAAGGCCAAGAAGACCCGCAAGTTGAAATGGAATCAGCGGCATTACCAATGCGTGCTGTTGTGCCAACCGAAAACCTGCTCCGAGCCACCATGGGTGGCGTCGAGCTGCGCGACAACGCCGAAGGTGCGCCGGTTTTGTACGGCCACTTCTCAATGTTCGACCAGCCCTACGAAATCGACTCGGCTTACGAAGGCCGCTTTCTTGAAATGATCGACCCAAAGGCTTTTGCTGAGACGATTCAAGCCGACAAGCCGAACATGCGCGTGTTGTACGACCACGGCTTTGACCCAGCCATTGGCAACAAGCCACTTGGGCCCATTGAAGTTCTCCGCTCTGACGAACAAGGCGCTTATTACGAAGTTCCGTTGCTTGACACCGACTACAACCGCAACTTCGTGCTGCCGGCTCTTCGAGGACAACTCATGGACGGTCGCCAAGTTGGTTCCGTGCTCGGCGCATCGTTCCGTTTTCAAGTTCAAGACGAACAATGGACTTACCCTGAGACTCGTTCCTCGAGCAACCCGGAGATGCTCCCTGAGCGTCGCATTACCCGAGCCAAAGTCTTTGAGTTCGGACCAGTGACCTTCCCTGCGAACCCTGGCGCCACCGCTGGCGTGCGTTCGCTTACGGATGAATTCATCGACAAGCTGCACCACGACCCGAAATTCGTTGCACGAATGACGGAGCGAGTGGGTGCAACTGTCGTCGAACGGATGCTTGCTGCAACGCCGGGCGACGCCCGCAATGCACAGGCACCAAGCACCGCCAAAAAAGAGGTAACCGCATCGGCCGACGGCCAGCGCACGCCACGCAGCACATCACAACGTCGCGCTCTGGCCATTCTGGCCGGTGCCATGAACCCCTTGGAGGGGAAATGAACATTGACGAGACGCGAGCACAGCTCGCAGAACTCCAAACTGAGATCCGGTCGCTCGTTGCGTCCGACTCTGCAACTCCTGAACTTGACGCCGAACTTGACGCCAAGCTTGGTGAATTCGAAGTCCGCAAGGCCGACTTGGCAAAGCTCGAAGAGCGCGCTGCCAAGGTTGCCGCTGTCGACGCCATGGAGACTCGCCGCATCGACGGCATGCCTTCATTCAGCATCGCCAAGGACAAGGTTGCTCCAACCGACGTTCGTAGCCTGAGCCGTTCCGAGGCTCGTGACGCCGCTCTGCGCGTTATCGAAGCCGATGGCAAGAAGTTGGCCGAGCGCCAGCTGCGCCACGTCGACGCTCTCGTTCGCTCGAGCAACGAAGACCAAGACGGTGACGCTGTTGCACGTCGCATCCTGCTCACCGAGAACCCTTCCTACCGCACCGGTTGGCAAAAGGCTGTCTCGGGTCGCCCAGAACTCATCAACAACGAAGAGCGTCGCGCTCTCGAAGAGTTCCGTGCCATGAGCGACGGCACCGGTTCCGCAGGTGGATACGGCTTGCCAGTCCTGATCGACCCCAGCATTATCTTGACGTCGCAAGCTGCCAACGCGCCGATCCTCGACGTGTGCCGCGTCGTCACCATCACCACCAACGTGTGGAAGGGTGTCACCTCGGCCGGTATGTCGTGGGGCTACGGTTCAGAAGCCGCAGCTGTCACCGACGGCTCACCGACGCTTGCTCAGCCAAGCATCCCTGTCAACCGTGCGACTGGATTCATTCCTTACTCAATCGAAGTTGAGCAGGACTACCCAGGCTTCGCCGAGCAAATGGCTTCGCTTTTGGCTTCGGGTTACACCGACCTCATTGCCAATGCCACGCTCAACGGTTCAGGCTCGGCTCCAAACCCGAAGGGCATCTTCACGTCCGTGGCAGCTACGTCAAGCATCTTGACTGCAACCACGACCGCAGGTGCCTTGAGCGCAGCCGACGTGGCCAACGTCTACGGTGCTCAACTTGAGCGTTTCCGTGCCAACTCAACGTGGATCATGAACGTCGCAACCGAGGACAACATTCGTCTGTTCTCGACCGGCGGCCCTGGTGGCACGTTCTCCGTTGACCTGCAACAGCCTGGCATCCCCAAGTTGTTTGGCAAGACCGTGCTCCGCTCGGACTACGCGCCGAAGCAGCCAACCGGAACCACCGCAGGCACCTTCGCAGTCGTTGGTGACTTCAGCCAGTTCGTGTTTGTGCAGCGCGCAGGCATGACCATCGAGCCGGTCTCGCACCTGTTCGACACCTCAACCGGCCGTCCTACTGGACAGCGTGGTTGGTTGGCTGTTGCTCGCAACGGCTTCGACGTCACCTCGACGGCCGCGTTCCGTGGATTGGCTAACAAGACCAGCTGATCCTCCGGGACCACATTGTTGTGAGGGGTGTCCGTACATGGCGGGCGGACACCCCTTGCGACTTCCCGCCATAACCAACCGCCTAGGAGTGCCATGACTTCAATTGTTTACGCAACAGCTACCGCAGCAGTTCCCGACATTGCCCTTGGCTACACCGTGCGCGTGGTGCATGGCGAACCATGGGCGGCCGACGATCCGTTTGTGACGTCTCACCCTGACTTCTTTTCTGCCGAATGCCCGACCAACGCTGTTCGACGCACTGTTGCACCGGCACAAGTTGAGACCGCTACAAAAGCACCAGGTGAGCGTCGGACGGTGAAGCGTGCTCAATAACCAAGACACCGTCGTTGCATTCCTGCACGGTCCCGACGTCAGTGCATCGTTCGAACGCTCAAAAGAGCAGCTGTTCATGTACGACTCGGTCACCAATCAGCGCATCAAAAATCGCATCACTGCATTTTGCTCGTCTGGTGGGCTTCCTGAAGGTAGAAACACCCTGGTCACTTCGTTCTTAGAGAGCGATTGCGACTGGATGCTCATGGTCGACACCGACATGGGCTTCGAGCCAGACATTTTGGACAAGATGCTCGAGGTCGCTGACCCGGTCGCTCGTCCAATCATTGGTGGTCTTTGTTTTGCCAACCGTCAAATCGTGCCCGACGGCATGGGCGGCTTCATCACCAGGGCGTATCCAACCATTCTCAACTGGACAAAGTGCGACGACGGCTTTCACCGCTTCGTTGGCCAAACGCATTTTCCGGTCAACAGCGTCATTTCTGCCGGTGCAACCGGAGCTGCCATGCTGCTCATGCACCGCAGCGCCATGGAAAAGGTGTTTGAACTCGACGGACCTAATCACTTCACCCGCATTTTGGGCGAAGACGGTGTGTGGATCAGCGAAGACATTTCGTTTTTTGACCGTTGCCGTCGTCTTGAGATCCCATTGTTCATCCACACCGGTGCTCGCACCAGCCACGCCAAAGTGTCGTGGCTCAACGAGATGGACTTCTGGGATACCGAACAGCCGCCACCAGCAACGGATCGTTGTGCGGTCATTGTGCCGGTGCTACATCGACCTCAAAACGTTGCACCGCTCATTGAGTCGCTGCGGGCTTCGACAGGACTGGCAACGCCATACTTCGTCGTTGAAGAGGGCGACAAGATCATGGCCGACACGGTGCTGGCCAATGGTGGTCGCGTCATTACCAAAACCGGTAGTTTTGCGGCTAAAGCAAACTACGCCGTTGCGCAAACCGATGAGCCTTGGTTGCTGTTCGTTGGCGACGATGTGCATTTCCATTCTGGCTGGTTGAACGCCGCTTTGGACATTGCCAACCGGTACGACAAATCGGTGATCGCCACCAACGATTGCCACAATCCATTTGTGACGCGTGGCGAACATGCGACACACCCGCTCATGGAACGTCGCTACATCGAAGAACTCGGTGCGTCGTTTGATGGACCCGGAACCGTGGCGCACGAAGGCTACGGCCACATGTTCATTGACAACGAGTGGTCATTTTTGGCCAAAACTCGCCAGCAATTTGCAGCTGCACTTGGCTCTCGAGTCGAGCACTTGCATCCGTTCTACGACGAGACCGTTGCAGACGACCCGATTTACGAGCTCGGCCGATCAACGGTTGATGCTGACCAAAAACTTTGGATGGACAGAGTCCGAGCCTTCATGGAGAGTGCGCAATGACAACGCCAAAGGACTACTGCACCATTGAAGACGTCAAGGCGTCAATGAGCCTCACTGGAACTCAAGACGACGACGCCCTTCAAGCAGCGGTCACCGCAGCGTCACGCCTTATTGACCACCACTGTGAGCGGTACTTTTACCAAGACGACGTCGCCAGTGCTCGAGTGTTTGTGGCTGAGAGCGTCTTGGCTGTCGAATGCGATGACTTTGACCCGACTCAAACCATCATTGTGAAGACCGACCCAATCGGACTGCGCACTTGGGACCAAACGTGGACCTCGGCTGATTATCAAATGGAGCCGCTTAACGGCATGCGTTACGGCATGCCTTGGCCTTGCAATCGACTTCGTGCCATTCGTTCGCTGTATTTCCCTGTGTGGGGTGGCGCTGCCATTTCCGTGCGCAACGTCGTTCCCCAAGTGCAAATCACAGCCAAGTGGGGTTGGGCGCAAGTGCCCGACGCCATTTTCCAAGCGGCAGTTATTCAAGCCGCAGCCACGTTCCAAGCCATCAAGGCACCGCTCGGCGCCACGTCGTTCGGTGAAGCCGGCATTGTCCGAGTCAAGAACCAATTACACCCGCACGCGCAGCTGCTGATCCAGCCGTACTCGCTCGAGGACGTCTTCATCCTGTGATTGGTGACCTTCAAGCCATTTGCGAAGGCATCCAAACCAATCTGCAAACCATTCCGGGTTTGCAAGCGTTTGGCTACCTCCCAGATTCGTTCTCAGACCCCGCAGCGGTTGTTTCGGTGATGGACGTCCAGTACCAAATGTCGATGAACAATTCCATGACCGGACAAGTTGACATCATCGTCAACGTGCTGGTTGCTCGTACCGATGCCAGGAGCTCGCAACACAAGCTGCAAGCGTTCATGAGTCCAAACGGACCCGGTTCGATTCGAGAAGCCATTGAATCCGACACCACGCTTGGCGGCATTGTCAGCGACACCACGGTGATCTCGTCCTCTCGAGGACCAGCAATCAGCGTTGGTGGTGGACCAACGATTTACCTGACCTTGGAATTCACGGTCGCCGTTTACCCATAGGAGAACCATGACCTACACCGTCACCAGCGGTCTGTTGGTCTTTGCAGCGGAAGGGTCCACCGTGACCGACGCCGACTGCGAAGGCTGCAACATTCCCGCACTTGTCGAAGGCGGCCATCTGACCGTCGAATCCGCAGTACCAAGCAACGAGCCGGTCTCACCGGAAGAAGGAGCATAACCATGGCGAAATTCGTCTACAAAAACGCCACCGTGGTCATCAACTCGGTGGACCTGTCCTCACAGGTTGAGCAAGTGACCGTCGAGCGCAAGCTTGACGAAGTCGAAACCACTGCATTTGGTGACGTCGCTCACAACTTCGTGACCGGACTTGAATCCAACAAGCTCACGCTGAGCCTTTACGCCGACTACTCGGCCTCAAGCGTTCACGCCACGCTTTCACCTCTCGTCGGCTCGACGACGACGGTTGTGGTCAAGCCAACGGCAAACGCCACCAGCACGACCAACCCTTCATTCACCATGACGGCGCTCATCTCCAACTACATGCCGGTTGACGGCAAGGTTGGCGACGTTGGCAAGCTCTCGCTGACCTTCCCGGTCGTGAGCGGCATCACCCAGGCGACTGCATAACCATGGCTGCCTCCCGCCTAACCGTCACGAAACTTGCAGAAAACGGAGAGCAGCTGGCTCCGCAGACGTACACGCTGACCCCAGCGATCCTCGTTGCGTTCGAACGCCAATTCAAAATTGGCATGGGTCAAGCGTTCCAAGCCGAGACCATGAAGATCGAATACATCTACTGGTTGGCATGGGAAGCCGAGCAAAGGGACAACCTTGCTCACCACGGCATCCGTATCTTGTTCGACGACTGGCTAAAGACCGTCGAAGAAGTGATTGACCCGGACGCTGATTCAGACCCTTCGTAGGGCCAACGACAGACGCCATCTGTCGTCTGGCCCTACGCATGGGCATCGCACCGTCAATTTTGGCTGAGGAGCCGGTGTTTTACATCGAGCACCTCGTTTGGCTGTGCAACAAAGAAGATGAGGCGGTCCGAGAATGAGCGATAGCAAATCATTTGCCATTGTTGATGTCTCGGACCTTCTCGCTTTACCGAAGGTTTTGAAAGCGATTGACCCCGCTGCCAAGAAAGAGCTCACGCGTGGGCTCCGTGCCATTGGTAGGCAAATTGCCGACGGCGCCAAATCGAATGTTCGGGCCATTCCTTCAAAAGGGACTGAGTCTTTTCATTTGCGTGGCGGCAGTATTCGTGCGTTGGTTGCCAATGCGATCAAGGTGCGAGTGTCCGGGATGACCGTCAAAGTTGTCCAGGACAAAGTTGGCTACCCAGCAGATGCCGTGTCGCGTTTGTGGGAACTCGGTGGAAAAGACAGCCGTGCCTACTGGACGCATCCGCTGTTTGGCAACAAAAACGTGCAAATTCGCCAGGAATCGCACAATTACATGATGGCGTCCGTCCTCGAGCACGAAGACGAGATTAAAGACGCTGCCGAAAAAGCAATTATGGCCGGCCTCTTGGCTGCCCAACGAGCTGCGGAGATGACGCATGGCTAGTAAGAGCTCAGTTTTCACCGTCATCGTTGCGGGTAAGTCGACGCTGTCCAAAGTAGTTGACAATGACGCAAACGGTGTTGGCCGCAGCACTAAAAAAATGGCGAATCATTTCAACAGCATGACGTCTCACATTGGTCACAACTTGACTAAAGTCGGCGAAGCCTTTGAAAAGATGGACATTGTTGGCGCTGGTGCGTTGACCGGCCTTGGTCATGGGCTTGAAAATTTTGCGGTCAAGTCAGTAACGACTAAGGACGTCGTCAAGGGCGCCATGAAGATGATGGGCACCGCCATTCTTTCTGCCAGTGCCGGCATTGCTGCTTTTTCACTCAAAGCCGAAGAAGACTA